TCGTAGTTCTTAAAAAATTGGTCTATTTTTTCTATTTGCTTATTGTCTAAATGTATCTTAAAACCAAAGCGCAAATTTCGTGCATCTTTGCCATGAGTTAAGACGATCATTCTATTTTTAATCTGGTAGAAATTAATAAACTTTTTATGATTTATTACCTCGACGTTTGTGTATTTGTGGTCAACTATTTGTTTAAAAGCTGAATTAACAACGTAGCCAAATGCTCCAGCGTGGTTGTCTTCGCAAATATTATTACAAACAATTTTGTCGAAATGATTACAAAGCAAATCAATAAGTAATATCTTACCTTTTAAACCGTTATCGAAAGACTCTTCATTCGTCATATTCTGCGGTAGCTTATGACCTTTCCTAGTTGTTTCTCCGTCCCAACCGTCCATAAAATCTCCTAGTTCGTCAATATAAAGTATCTTACTTTGCTTATTCTTTAATACAAACTCTGCCATTAAACGAATATTATCAAATAGCATCTCGCTATCCCATTCGGTAGGGTAAAGAGCGAGTCCTTTACGAGAGGCATCCATACCAGTATGAACGTCAGTCCAGACTAATCTATCTATAACCTCGTCGTCTTCCGATAAATAAGTCTTATCAATAGGCGTATAGCTTTCCATACACTCAGAAATTACACTATCAAAGTCTAATTCTTTGCTATTATCTTCGCCTTTTACGTTTATTGAGTAGTGCTTTCCTTTGTACCAATAGTGTTTTACTTGGTTAGGGTCAATGCCTACGTCTTCGCATTCTTGAAAAATACCTTTGTTGTTTATTTTAGACATTATACGAGACACGTTTCTCCGCATTGAATCGGTATAGGTTATACCCTCTTCTTCAGCTATCTTTTTGGCGACTTGAGTAAGGTTATTGAGTTCCTTATAAAGTTCTTGCACCCTATTTTTATCCATCTTATAAAATTAATTAATACTCTTTTTTTTAAATATACGAAAATAATCGTATTAAATGTCAAAATAATTTGTTATATTTGCAATTCTAAGTAACGTCGAACTTACAAAAAAATTATTAAAAGCTCTATTCTCTAACGCCTTTCGACGTGGCTAGGGGAGTAGGGCTTTTGCCACTTAAAACATATTACATTATGGCTAAACTTGGTTATACTTGGTATCCTAAAGATTGGGGAAATAGTGACGCAGTATTTGAATTAACATTAATTGAAAGGGGGTTATATCGAGAGTTAATAGATATGTCTATGTTGAACGATAATACAACCGAAATAAATTATAGGTTATGGGCTAGAAAGTTTGCGACGACTAAGGACGAACTGGAAAAAATTTTAACAACTTTAACCGATTTAAAGCTAATTGAAATTAAGGAAAATATTTTATTTATTCCTAGTTGTGAAGCTAGGCTCAAGTTAGCTAGAGGCGGTAGAAGTGGAGGTAAAAAAAGCAAACCAAAAACAAGCCTATCGAAAGCCTTACCCAAAGCCTATAGCGAAGCCTATAGTGAAGCCTTACCCGAAGCCTTACCCGAAGCCTATAGCGAAGCAAAAGAAAAGAAAGTAAATAGAAAAGAAAGTAAAGAAAATATTTATCGTGAGTTTTTACATTTAAATTTGTCAATGGACGACTTTAAAAAGTTAGAAGTTGAATACGAAAAGGAGACTATTGACCGAGTTTTAGATTCTATTGAGAATTTTTCTCAGAACAAAAAATATAAATCACTATATTTAACCGCAAAAAACTGGCTAAAAAAAGAATCTAAAAGACAAAAAAAAGCTTACATACCTTTTACAAAACTATTTGATTAAAATGATATACAACGAAACTGCTGGGCTTAACCACTTACAAAAAATTAGAAATGGAACATTCAAACTAGGCTTAGGAATAGACGCTCCGATAGATGACTATTTAAGATTTAAGAATACCGATTTAGTTGTAATGGCTGGACACGCAAACGTAGGTAAAACTTTATCTATACTTTATTACTTTACTTGCCTAGCTATTAAGCACGATTTAAGGTTTGCTATATTCTCAAGCGAAAACGACATAGGCTCAATTAAAGATGACATTATATCTTTATACACCGCTAAAAAAGTTATAGATTTAAGCGACTCAGATTTTAACTATTCGCATTACTGGCTAAACGAACACTTTAAGTTTTTTGATTCAGACAAGTTCTTCGAAGAAAATAAAAGACTTATGAATCATAGAGACATACTAAGCGTTACCGAGAACCTATTTGCTACTCACGACTTTAAGCCTAATGCTTTAGTAATTGACCCCTATAACTCTTTAGGGCGTGACGAATCAATAACTGGTAACAGACACGAATACGATTATCAAGTAATGTCTGAACTTCGAATATGGTGTAAAAAAAATTTTATATCTACTTATATTCTAGCGCATGGAGTAACAGAAGCGCTTAGAAAGACTCACCCAAGAGGACACAATTACGAAAATTATCCTATCCCTTTGTTATCTGCTGATATTGAAGGAGGCGGTAAATTTGTCAACCGTTGCGACCAGTTCATTACTATTCACAGAATGAACCAGCACCCTACAGAGTGGATGAAGACCGAGTGGCATATAAACAAAGTAAAGAACACAAAGACTGGAGGCAAACCTAGCTTTAAAGAAAATCCTATTATCTTAGAAGCGAAAGCAAATCTTTTAGGCTTTAGAATTTACGTTAGAAAAGAAGCATTCGCAGAGCCGCTAGAATGGTCAGACCCTTTAAGCGGAGAAAATATAAAAACAGACGTAAGAGTTCAAAAGCCTTTACCGTTAAATAAAGATTTTGATACAAAAAATAAAGCACCATTTTAAAAAAAACAAAGTTATGAATATTGAAACTCAGAAATTAATAATTTACAACGAAAAAGTACTAGCGCATTTTAACGATAGGCATAAATTAAGTACAAGCGATTTAATGGACTGTTTTGTGTTCAGTAGTAAATTACTACAGAAAGTAGTTAAAAGTGGCTTAGAATTAACCGCAGACCTAAAACAAAGCAAATTACAAGTTTCTTCTACATTAGAAGTTAAAAAGAAATTGCTAGATGCATTATTCAAAAAGAGCGAACTAGAGGGAACTAGCCTAAGTAGTTTATACAATTTAAAAGTCTCTTACAAGAACGTAAACAACGAATGTATACAACTGCGTAAAGAGGTGGCACAACTTACGGCAGAGATAGAGTTAATCAAAGAAAACGAACAAAATAGATTTTAACATTATGGTAACAGTTAATAGTATATCGGGAGGTAAAACCTCAGCATATTTAATGAAACATTACCCAGCTAATATTAACGTATTTGCTTTGGTAAGGGTTGAGGATAAAGAATGTCTTTGGATGAAAGGAAAGGACGAAAAAACACGCCAAAGAGTTTCAGACAATATAGGAAAAGAGTTTATAGGTACTGTTGAAATGGATGAAATTATATACACAATATTAGACCTAGAACAACATACGGGACAAGGGGTTAATTGGGTTAGTGGCGATACTTTTGAGCAAGTAATTAAAAATCACGCTAATTATTTACCTAATAAAATGGCTAGATTTTGTACTACAGATATGAAGATAATTCCAATATTTAACTTCTTAAAATCGGTTGTTGAACTGCCAGTTAAAATGCGGATAGGTTTAAGACCGACAGAGGTAAACAGAAAAGACAATATATTAAAACGTGCAGATGTAAACGGTTTAGAGATGTTTAAAACTGTTATAGGGAAGTCAAAGAACGGGAATCGCAATAAATGGGGAGACGTTCCTTATAGGTTCGTAGAGTTCCCATTAATAGACGACAATATACAAAAGGATACAATCTATAATTATTGGGACAAACAAACTGTAAGGTTTGCATATCGAAATAATTGTGTTGGATGCGTTAACAGACAACCCTTGTTTTTATCTCACATAGCGCAAATAGACAAAGAGTCTTTTAATTGGTTTATAAAGCAAGAAGAATTAACTGGCAATTCGTTCAACACTAAAACAAAATATAAAAATATATTAAAGTTTGGCGTTCAAAATAAACTATTTGACGAAGATTTTAACGACTGTGATAGCGGTTATTGCGGGATATAAATCTTTTTGTTTGCGGCGACTTACCGCTATTTAAAATTAAACAATATTTCCTTTTAAATAATTATATTAACTTTAACAAAAAATAAATACATTATGAAAGACCTAAAAGACGAGTCAAAATTACTTTTTGCTTTATTCCAAGCGTCGGCACTTCACGACACCCTAGACGACATAAGCGTCCAGAACCTTTATGTAAGGGAGTTTAAAAGAGCGACGAATAAGTATATTAAAACTTTAAAGAATAAGACATACGACTTAATAAACGAAGCTTTTGAAACGGACGAGGAAACATTCGAGACAATGGACAGAGTAGTAACTTATTACTCTAAAGAAATGGCGTCTAAGATGTTTGAAGATTTATTCGAAGTTGTACCTAATAAAAAAGAAAAATTATGAAATACCTGCTAATTTTATTACTGGCTAACGTTAAGCCAACGCCGTTTATTGAACTTGACAGAGCGACTACTTACTACTGTAATGTCAAACAATGCGATAACAACCCGTTTACAACTGCTGACGGCTCAGTTATTGACCCAGTTAAACTACGCAACAAGGAAATCAGATGGTGCGCTTTG